TTCTTGGGAGTCATCATAGCCTGCAACGCAATCAATGCGACGACCGCAAACACTATGAGGCCAACATTCTGAGTCGTGTTTCGTATATTTTTGTTCATTGTTATATAATAGAGTAATATTTTTTTTTGGGTGATGGTATCAAAAAAAATCTCATAATACTATAAATGTCCACGAACGTAAATGTACCGTCTGGTCCAAAAATACCGACCACACTCATCGCCGTCACCGCATTTCTCGGGGCAGTTTATGCTGCCATCGCTTCGATTGGAATAAAACGTTTCAACGATTGTAAAGAGATTCAGACTATCTCGAAGTACGCGAACCGAAAGGAATTCCTTTCAGCCACACTCATAGCTCTTATCTCAATACCAATTGCGTTTCTCGTATTGAAGTTCGGTACGATGACACCCAGCGCACCAGGGTTTATGGTTATGATGTCGGGTGTTCTTGGTATTATCGCTTCCGTGTTTGCTTTCCAGCTCCAGAAAGCATCCGAATGTACAAACATCGTTAAGAAAAGTGATAAAAATTTCGTGACTGTCGCCATTTCGGCTTCTGTTCTGATGACACTTGGTGGTATTGGTATGATCGCGATGAAGAATAAGAATTCAATTCGGTCAGCTCGCAATTATGCGTCGGCTAAAATTACCGCCGCACGCGCCCCAGTCCCGGTGCCAGTCGCTAACGCTTCGGCGGCGAATCTGACAAATACTAATAATAAGGCTTAATATGGAACCAGTCGAAGCCGTATATATCGCATGCATGCTCATTTTGCACGCGATACAACGGGTGGGGCGTATGACCATGGGTGAGAAGATTCACCTCATTCATTGTGCATCACGTTTAGTCTTGAGTTTAGATACGACACGTTGTAAAATATACAATTGCGAAACCAGGGCTATAGATGTATAGATCGATGAGTAGTTTGCACCCGACCTGTACTGAACGGTTAACCATAACATACTACCGAGTATACCGATTAGTAGATGTGGTACAGAATAATAACTAACATCATCATATTCGTAAACACGTTTCATACTTATAAGCATTTGACCGACACCAAGGGAAAGAGCAGAACCAGCGAGAATATCATCTATTGACGACACTCTCATTTATATATTTAGAGAAATTAATATTTAAATATACAAATGGAAACCATTTTAAAATCATATGATACAGGTCCTGTCAACGCCGAATCTCTCACTAACCGAGTAACACGATTAGTGTGCAAGTATAAAAAGTCTGGTGTCACACGCGAGAATTTAACATCTCTCGTATGCGGACTCGTAATGGATGTTAAAAATATTAAAAAGCTCGCGGGACCCGAGAAGAAAGATTTAGTACTCGATCTTACCTATTTGATCATCGAACAGGTTGACGAGGGTGACGAAGACACAGAGTTTGAAAAAATCCTCAAGATTATGGTCCCATCAATGATTGACAGTCTCGCCCTCATGATAAAAGTAAATAAGGGTTGTAGTTGTTTCTAAAATAATAATGAAGTTCCCTTCACTCGAGACGATGGTACATTATGGTGTTTATACTATACGCGACTTACTTCTATTTTCTCAAAATAAATTGAAACGAAGAAATATCAAAACATTAAATGAATGTGATATTTGCTCGTATGTATACACTGGGCATGCATGCAATAATTGTTCTATGTCTTCTGTTTAATAACCAAACCTAACACCGATTCCAGATTATTCTGGTCACGTTTTAATGGTTTTGCTCGTTTGAGTCGTAATGCCTCATTCGTACCAGGCGCACCCTTGATTTCATACATCTTGGACGCGTTTAGTACGGGTTTAATGACGAGATCTGGTTCAGAATATATTTCTATTTCAGCCGGCTTCGCTTCATCTATAAGTGCATTTATTCTAAACTCATCTATACTCATGGTTCCACCGAATTCTTTCAAGTATAACCTATTCGGAGCTGGTTTGATACTCCCAACCTTCGAGTACATCCTCTTCCTCATCATGGTCATGTTACCTATTATTATACCCCCGCGACTCAGGCCATATTTATCGACTGCATATGTTTTCATACAACTCCAGGAGCAAAAATTACCACATGTGGTAAACCTGTTACGTCTCTGGTCATATCTGGTTGGTATCTGTAAGGGTGTCGTGCTGAACGAATGGCAACACCACCAACACCACATGATATACAATCGTGAATAACCCTTTAAGTTTTTTTATATACATTATAATAAGAGATGATTATCGTGGGTATCATACTTTTTATAGTAGCCCTCGCCGGGTATATGTTATTGAAAAAAAAAGTTTTGAAACCAATGGTTGAAAGTGTACTTTCAACCCCAGACAAAATTAATGAAATAACAGAAGACGCAAGCAAGACCTCTGAAAAAATCAAAGAGGAAGTTTCAGAGGCCGTTGGTGAGAAATCTAAAAAACTTGAAGAGGCTAATATAATATCAGCCGACGAACTAAAAAAAGATTTGGCCAAGGAAACGAAAAAGGTTTTGGACAGTGACCCAGATCTTAATTGTGCCATAAAACCGACTATCCATATGGGTTGTGGTGAAAACTTTGTGATCGAGCCAGAGTCTGGGTGTTGTGCGCTCAAGCCTGGCAAACAACCTAACGCGACGGCTTTGAAAATCAAATTAGCGAAAACTATTGGTACTGAAATTATAGTAGGTGCAGTTGCGGGTGCACTCATCGAACAACTTATCAAGAAGTCACCCGCGATGTCAAGGGTGGCAGCTCGAGGTGCGGCGAAGCTTCTTACCAGATTTGCACCCAGAATTGCTGCTAAAATGACATCGAAACTGGCGACATATGGTGCGATGGGTGCGTCGGGTCCGGCTGGTTGGGCCGTCGGTGCGGCTATGTTGGCGTTCGACGCGATTTCTATGACACTTGATATGCTTGATGTCGATGGTTACAATTCGTATACGTCGAATGATGTTATCGAAGACATGCGTAAGCTGATGGATTATTCACTTTGGAAATCGTTACAGGACGCAGGTTTAGATTACCCTATGATGTTCCCAATCGTTGAACCATACAAAAACGAATTCGAAGCTGCACAGAATTTTATGGGTGGTGAAATATTTAATAAATTTGTCATGAAAGATATAGTCGAAACACCCGCTACTAAGGAGCTATGGGATGCATTCCTCGTGAAAGCCCTGGAAGATGAAAATGCGGATCTACCCGAAGAACTTGTTACGTTTACCACTAAAACGATCGAAAAGTACCACAAGGAGCGTGACGTTATCATATTCACGAAATTGCAAGAACTCTTGGGACCCGACAAGGATAAGATCGAATTGTACGACTTTATGAGTACACCTAAACGAATCGGTATTTCATTTTCAAAAAAGGGTGCGGAAGAGTGGAACACCAAACAGCGCGATGTATGGTTTGCAAACAACGATATGTTTAAACCACCAGCAAACCCACCCGACTTTATCAACCCGACTGCGGCCATATACACTGACACGTATTTCGTCCTCGACATTGCCAATCCTGGTACGAAAGAAAAACCTAATATGATCCCTAAAAAACTACCAAAGAAAACCGTACTTGGGTGTGCCTACGGTACTGTAATCACGTACTGTGAGAAAAGGCGTCAAATGAAAGGTATTTCTGACGCAGTTGACCCCCGTAAGCTGGGTGTTAAATTCGACACGGAATCGGGGTCGTGTATGTTTACAAAAAAATTCTGTATACGTTACGGTATGGTATTCAAAAACAACAACTGTAGCTTGAATAAAGGGCAAAAAGTTGCCGAAATGATTTTAGGACCATCGGTAACCCGTGCTTCGATTCGTGAATGGGAAGACCGTAAGGCTGCGTTCAATTCGGGTGACCCCGTGAAGGTAGGTGGGGCAGTATTGAAAACTCTGTACGACCCAACAGGTCTCGGGACATCATCTGTTAAGAGAGCCATAAAAGAGATTGGTGAAACGAAAGCCAAAAAAACAAAGCCTGCACAAAAGATTCCGTGCCCCCCGGGAATGCGCGACGACGGTACGAGTTGTTGGAAAGACACAAAAAAAAGGGGTTCGAGAGCTGCGAAGAAAAGGGGGTGCCCCCCGGGTCAACGCGACGATAAAACAAGTTGTTGGAAAGACTCAAAAAAAAGGGGTTCGAGATTTGCGAAGAAAAGGGGGTGCCCCCCGGGTCAACGTGACGACGGTACGAGTTGTTGGAAAGACGCATACGGGCGCGGTGCAGGTAAAGTTCTTAAATCTAGTGGGGGTAAGTGTACAGGAGGGGGGTGTACAAAAGGGGGGTGTAAATGGGCGGGTAAGTGTTCGAAAATAAAGTGTTCGAAAGTAAAGTGTTCGAAAATCAAGTATTATTGCCCCAGCGGCCACCCCGAAAAGCAAGCGAGTTTATGCTATAAAAGGTGTAAGACTGGGTTCCGCGGCGTGGGTCCTATGTGCCACCCCAAGGATGGTGCCGGCATTAAGGTTACGTTGATGAAACGTCAATACTGCGATACAGGAAAGGATAAGGTGGCGGGTATATGCTGGGATAAATGTGGAAGTGGTTACAAAAACGCCGGCGCCCTTTGCCACCCCAATGGTGGTCCCGGTATTAAGGTTACGTTGATGAAACGTCAATACTGCGATAAAGGAAAGGATAAGGTGGTGGGTATATGCTGGGATAAATGTGGAAGTGGTTACAAAAACGCCGGCGCCCTTTGCCACCCCAATGGTGGTCCGGGTATTAAGAAAACCTTATTCAAGCGCCAAAAGTGTCCATCTGGTTGGAAAAATGTTGGGGGTGTGTGTTGGTCGAAGTGCCCCCCAGGGTATCGCGACGATGGGGCACTTTGTAACAAAAATTAAATATTCGTATATTATAAAATATGGCTAAATTCAGCGGGGCATCAAAATTGGCTAAGGGGGGTGCGTCCGTCGCGGGGGCCGCAGCATCAGCTGCAAAAGCGGCGGGCAAGGCTGCCGCGGGGGCGGCCAAGGGGGCGGCAGCAGCAGCGGCGGCCGCTGGTAAGGCTGCTAGTAAGGCTGCGGGGAGTGCTGCCGACGCAGCTAAAAAAGCCGCTAAAAGCGCCAAGAAAGGTAGTAAAGGTGCAAGTAAAGCGGGTGATGCGAGTTCGGCTGCCAAGAAAGGTAGTAAAGGTGCAAGTAAAGCGGGTGATGCGAGTTCGGCTGCCAAGAAAGGTAGTAAACTTGGTAGAGGTGCTAAAAAAGCTGCTCCATTGTTAGCGGCGGCTGGTCTCGTCGGCGGAGTACTGTACATAGAAAAGAAACTTGGCGAAGAAAGTGAAGCTGTACAGGGTTGTACGACCGCATGCTTACCTAGTAATTTCGACGAACTCGCGTACGGCAGTTTGAAAAAGGATCAATTGAAATACAAAAGCCTGGAGGAATTGAAGAAGGTGGACCCCAAAACACCAGATGACCAACCCCTGTGTAACGATAAAGTTGAGGATTGTGGTGAATATTGCACGGATAAATGCAAAGCGAAACATCAATCAGATATCCCAGGCTCTAACATCTTGAATCGTGGCGCCGACGCAGCTGGTGACGTTTTTAAAAAATTGAACGAAACACTAAACCCGTTTGCGGGACCAGAAGGTAAGAAACGAATGTTAATCGCCGGCATCGTATTATTCCTTATATTATTTGGACCTATCATTTTTAAAATGGTATTTTAAACAAATGTATTTAAAGCATTATTATCTTTATGTAAGTAGATGATACTCAGTATTGATGTTGGTATCAGAAATCTCGCGATGTGCCTATTTGACGAAACGTCAAACCTTGTCACGGAGTGGGACGTATCGGGTGTACCCCCCGAACATAAAGATGGTTTATTCGTTTCATTACGAAAACATTTAGACGAGCGCCCGTGGGTACTCACGTCTGATACGATACTCATAGAAAAACAACCCGACAAGAATAAAAAGATGAAGATGGTTGAACATTTTTTACACGCATATTTCGTGATACGGGCACCCAATGCCGAGACGATTATTTACGATGCTAGATTTAAAGTACCCGACGTATCGGGTCCCGGAAAGGCACAATATATGAAACGAAAAAAGGTATCTATAGAACGATGTAGAATATTTATCGAAACAAACGATAATAATTCACATTGGTTACCCATTTTCGATGCATCTAAAAAGAAAGATGATCTCGCCGACACTGTGATGCAGGCTATAAGTTTTACGAAACGGGTAGAACCCAAAAAGAATAACAAAGAAGAAAAGAAAATTGTACCTAGAAAACCAAATGAAAATCAAAAAAATACGAGGTATTCTTTATCAAATCTTGCGTGGATTTTAAAAAATAAACCTGAGTGTGAATACCTTGAAAATAATAAAAGATTCATGAAAGATTTAAAAAGATATTATAAATCACTCGACGAATTTATTGATGACCAAAAAAATACGTGAGTACGTATCTTACACCAGATGTCACGGGTAATACACCGTGGTTAAATCTGTACCCCTCGTAATTAATCATATCCCCTTGTTTCATGTATATGATGGGTAAATCTTTCATATTTAGTAACATTTCAGTTTGTTTTCCCAATGTGGGAGCTCTACGTATCCTCGAAACACGTGTATCTTTTAGATCATCGAATAAGTAAAAGTCACCTCCTTCATAGTCGTTAGGATCTGATAATAAAACATTTATTGTAGATTTTGACAAGTCGGCATGCATTGGTATATCGACCCGTTCTCCGGGTGTATACCGTTTCAAAAATATATAATCGAGTGTACCTTTCTGTTTAGGTAATTTTTTATTATACAAGTCTATACATTTTTCATATAACTCGGGGTAATTCATAGTTCTGTCAATCTCTAATAATTCAATTTGGTATACAGGATTATCATCAACGGGGTCGGCTGTTGTGAGAAAGTGTTTATTTTTCGCCATGGAAATAATTTCTTCACATTCAGATTTTGTGAGAATATTTTTTATTGTATATATTTTTATTGAATTTGGAATATACAAATAAAAAAAAATTAAGAATAATATTAAAATGATTAATAGTGTCATACTATTTTATATAGAATATATCCCATGATAATGATGCAATGCATTCTCTAAATTCCAATTTTTATCAATTTTATCTTCGTTTTCATTTGGTATACAATTTCGCATTTTAAACATTTCGGGTGTAACGCCCCGCATTTCCCAAAACATCTCACACATAAATTCACCTACGTGTTCCGTGACTACATTGGTATCGACGAGTAATGGAACATAGTCTGTTAAAATTTTACTTGGAAATTCTTTGGAAGCAAAAATATTTGTGTAAATATAATCGTCACGCATTTTATTTATAGGTACTAAACCAGATGGTACAATATAAAAAAAATGCCACCCTTCTAATTTTTTAAAAACTTCTTGTATATCTAAACCTTCTTTTCTATAAAAATTATCATATTCAAATTGAATCATATCTACATCAATGTCACCGAGTCCATTTAATACTGGTAAATCGTGACCATCTGTATCAATTTTCAGAAAATCGATATGAGTTATATTACGGTCTTTACAATACCCCGAAATTGTTTTATCCGCGTCATTTAAACCATATTTGTTCACGTATACGTTGGGTTTATCGTAATCAACCGATTCCTTATACATTACATATGTCGTTTCATTAATAAACGCGTCACCGGACGGCTTGAACACGGGGTCGAATAAATGTACCGAAGTTGTTGAGTCGATGTCATTTGGGATCTGCGAACCGGTCGCGCCCACATCAAATATCGTAGCGTTCGATGTATTTTTGAGTATAGACCTTAATAATGAAAGTTCTCCATTTATTTTCTGGTTACAGCAGATACGGTACGCAAAATAAGGAATACTAATCTTACTCGTTTCATCGCGAATCGTAATCCAGGTATCTAATGAAGGTTCCATTATGTGTAACTGTGGTATATCTTTTATATACGATTAAAGAATTGGAGCAATTTACATGTATAATGGAAATCCATGTACTTGATCATGGTTTTGTGCGACTCGTTGACCACATGCCTCGGGAAAACCTCGATACATCAATTGTACAAGCCGCTCGAGTCTCTTACGGAGATGGAACGAAGACTTCTCGCGGAGACGCTGGACTTATTCGATATCTAATGCGCCATTGGCACACGACACCATTCGAAATGGTTGAATTTAAATTTCATATCAAAATGCCAATCTATATCGCGAGACAGCATTTGAGACACAGAACAGCGAGTGTAAACGAGCTTTCAGCGAGATATTCAGTCGTCCCCAAGGAATATTACAGTCCAGACGTACTTCGTGGACAGTCAGAAGTGAATCACCAGGGGTCAGAAGGGGTTGCGGACGTCGACAAGGAAGGTATGCAGACGCATCTCGAAGAGTCGTTTGATATTTACGACAAACTATTAGAAGAGGGGTGTTGTCGCGAACAGGCACGTGGCAATCTACCACAATCCACATATACGGAGTTTTATTGGAAAATCAATCTCCATAACCTCATGCATTACCTACATCTCCGTATGGATTCACATGCACAAAAAGAAATTAGAGACTACGCGAACGCGATATACACACTCGTCGAACCACTTGTTCCTATTAGCATGAAAGCGTTTACGGACTTCAGGGTAAACGCCGTTCATCTCACGGGGCTTGAAATTGAATGTATTCGTTCGGGTATCATTATTAAATCACCTGGTGAAAGACGAGAGTTTCACGAAAAGATGGAGCGTCTAGGACTTGGGGATCGGTATAAATAAACTGACCAGTAAACTTCTATGTTTTAAATTTTATGGATGAAGATGTGGTAGCATTTACCCCTAAACACAATGCCATTCCTATAATATAATATTGTTTTAAATTAACATGAAAGTACATATAGTAGGATCGGGTCCTACGGGAATTTCAATTGCTTGGGAAATTTCTAAATTTACGGATCATGAGGTTATTATGTATGACAAAAAACCTTCAATGGGTGGGTCGTGGTGGGAACCACTTGGAGAAAAACGCAACATACATGCACACCGGGCACTGTTCGACAAAGCGTTCGTAAACACGCACGGTTTATTCCAGGAAATGGGTATTTCCTGGAATGAAATGTTCGTCCCTGAAAATCACGAATACGTGAAGATGAAAGAGAAACGTTTAAAACCAATCGACTACGCCTCGCTCACCTCACTCGCGGTACGTGTACTATCCTTTCCCGGTGCGTACAAAAGTAAAACGGTGAAGGACAGTATCGGTAAGCTTTCATCGCATGGCGAGAATTTCGTCAAGACAATCACTTATGTGATGGACGGTGTAGGGTGGGACGTCATGACAGCATACGAATTTGTCCAGAACGCGAATCATATAGGATTGTCAACCATGTACACACAACGCGGATCCGGTACCAAGATGAACGACGCCATGTTTCATGCACTCGAAAAACAAGGTGTAAAATTTATAGGGAATAAAACGATGAAAAGTGTAGAATACTACGACAAGGGGTACGTGGGTACATTCGAAGACGGAGTGATAATAAACGATGGTATGTTAGTTATGTGTGTGGATAATTCGAGTGCGCTTAAACTCATCGGGAATAATTGGCAAGGTGCGCGTGACAAAATGTTTACTAGTACATACGGGAGTTTAACACTTATGCTCGACTACGATACACCGACCATTTTACCGAAGGAGCATTACATTGCCATGAACACGAAATGGAATCTTATACCCGAAAAATTGGACGGTTCAAATACTGTCGCGTGTATGATGTGTAACCTGACTGAACAAATACTGACCACACCACCGGGAAAGTTAAAAAAACAAGTGGTCGAACAGTTAACTGCATTGGGTATTCCCGAACCAAAGAGTGTTCGCGTCGCGTGGGGGTCGCATTGGAACGGTCGTAAATGGGAATTTACACAATCTTCGGG